ACAATCCAAGCAATGGCAACCCTAGAGTCACTACACCTACAGTCCGAAACAGAAGACGTAGCCCCGTGCTACCCCGCTGTTGTTGTCTGCCCTTCAAGTCTTGTGTTGAACTGGAAGAAGGAGTACAACAGATTCTTCCCTGAACGAATCGTAGAAGTTATTAGAGATCGCAAAACGATTCCGATGTTTGGGACATACGATGTCGTTGTTGTTGGATATCCTAACATAACAGCGTGGGAAAAGCAACTCTACAACCACAATTCTTACGTATTTGACGAATCACACTATTGCAAATCACCCGACGCGCAACGCACAAAGTCCGCAAAGAAGATGACCAAATCAAACAAGAGCGCAGTTGTTCTCTGCCTCACCGGGACTCCAGTCACAAACCGACCCGCCGAATACGCACCACAACTAGACATCCTCGGTCAGTTAGACAAGTTTGGTGGGCTATGGGGCTTCTATCGTCGCTACTGCGGAGCACACAAAGACAAATGGGGACAATGGCATCTTGAAGGTCACTCCAACCTAGAAGAACTCAACGAAAAACTTCGTTCAATTTGTTATATCAGAAGAACAAAAGACCAAGTGATGACCGACCTTCCCCCAGTAGTACACGCACCCATAACCGTAGAAGGCTCGCCGACGGCAATGAAAGAATACGCAAAGGCTGAAGCAGACATCGTCGCCTATCTTATTGAGAGAGCAAAACAGATTGCTAAAGAACTCAACTTGCCAATCGGGGCTGCCGCAGTATCCGCACGGCTCAAAGCAGAAGCAAACGAACATCTAGTAAAAATGAGTGTTCTTCGCAAGATCGCCGCACGAGCAAAGATGCCTGTCGTAGAAGAATGGATCAAAGAACGAGTAGATCAGGGAAGAAAAGTTGTAGTCGCGGCTCACCACAGAGACATCGTTGATGAAATAGCAAAACGATTTGGTGGTTTGAAGATTCAAGGGGGTATGGATGTTAATGATGTTGAGGATGCGAAACATAAGTTCCAAACTCTTTCGTGCGAAGAAGCCCCGGTGATTGTGTTGTCTATTCAGGCAGCGAAGACTGGACATACGCTTACTGCTTCACAGGAAGTTTTGTTTGTTGAGTTGCCTTGGACTCCAGCGGATGTGGATCAAACTTATTCTCGGTGTCACCGTCTTGGGCAGTTAGGTTCAGTTACCTCTACCTATATGATGACGAGCGGGACGATTGATGAGGACATTTATGCTCTTATTGAACAGAAACGAAAGATTGTTAATGTAGCAACTGAAGGTGACATTGTCTTTGACGACAACAACGCATCTAATATTGTTCTCAAATTAATTGAAGAATCTTTGTATATGTATTGACATTCATTGGAGAGTACGGTAGTATGTACTCAGAGGGAAACCCCCATATCCCTCGCAAGCGTTGAGCCCCACTCGTCACCCCCGACAAGTGGGGCTCCGCATTTAACCAGACCAATCAGTAACTGTCAGCGATGTCGTTGAAGTTGATGGGTGCCGGGGCTTCGCCACAGGGCCACTCTGCGGAAGTAGTTTCAGAAAGAACACTACATACAGAACACTCAACGACCTTCCCTAAGTTGGGGATGCCGAAACGTTGTTCAAGATCAACAGTACGCCAAGTATGTGTTAAGAAATTCTTTTCAGCATCTTCTCTGCTCCCCTTAAAAGGAGGAACCATTTTCATAATGCGACCCCAAAAGCGAGACATCAGTCTTCCTTTACTTCCGTGACTTTCTTATTCTCCATCACTTCATCAACGATAATGTTTGAGTAGCGACGGCGAAGACGCCAAATCTTCTTGTTAAGTTCAATCATTGCCTTCGTGTTGCGGGCTTTCTCAACAATCTCGTCGTCGTAAGTCCCGTGTCGCTTGAAGAGAGCATTATCAAAATCTGATGCTTCAAATATAATGTCAGACACCCAGTTGGCTTTCAAATCCATTTGACTCATCACATTGCAGAGTCCCTCATGACCGAACTCGTCGTGAACACGGGCAATAAGGATTGCACATAGATGATCTCGGTAAAGGGTGTTGGCGTCACGATGTTGACTTATGAAATCCCCCAAGAAATCAAGCAACTCGCCTCGTGTCATTTCTTCATCTTGTTCGTCAGAATTCTCATCCATGCGAACACCATCCTCTCATAAAATGAGCCTCAGTACATTGTCGCATACAGGAAGTCAGATCAGGGAGAGGATCGCAGACTGTGCTTCGTGCTTCTTCTTAGTAACCCAGGAGTTCGGGTCCATTGATGACATTGCTCGTTCTTCGGGCTTAGCGTCACGATAGTGATCAAAGTACTCGGCGATTGTGTTATATGCAGACCAACCGTTATAACCATATCCTCCAGCATTTTTTGCTGACGGGTACAAGCCCCGCACCACGGAGATGATTTCTTCACGGTTTGTCTTTTGACGATCCGTCTCACCTTTTTGTGAGGGGAATACTGTGTTGATGATTTTGTCAAGGTTGCGTGATTTATCAGGAACATTGATAGAGAGCATAAGTTCTGCTGTCCGCTGAAATTCTTCTGCCCATTCAGTTGACAACTCTAAAACACTTTTTGCTTCGTTGATTGCTGAATCTTGGTTGCGGGTATGGCGTGCAGTGAATACACGGAGCGCCGACTTCATTCCAGCCATCACGGTGTTCTTGCATACTGCACGAACCGAAGTATTTGCATATGTAATTGGTGTCTTGCCGTCGTGTCCATTGCGCACGAGAAGGAAACGTTCGATTCTGTCGTTCACCCCTGTCGGATCAATGATTAGTCCGCCGAGGTCAATTGATGCGAAGAATTCACGACCGCCTTTGAGCACGCCACATGTGTCCACGATGGCATCGCCTCGTGAGTTGACGATGTCCAGGGCTCTGTTAATGCAGTCAAGGTTTTGCTGTACTACGTAGCGTGTACCTACGGTTGAGAGGGCGTCGTAAGTCCCGTCCTTGTTGATACGGACAGTTGCGCGACTATCTTCAACCATGAGTGGTTTTCCGTCGGGGGCAAGGATTACTTGTCCGTCTACGTCTACGGCTGCGACGCCGGCGATAGCAACATGGAAATCGGCATCGGCTGCTTCAAGCATTGCTTCTGCAGTTTGGAGACCTTTCATGGGTGTTCCAAGGCGGTGCCAGGGGACCTCATGGTCGGCGTAAGCCATGCGGATTTTTCCTGCTTTTGTTGAATCTAGGTCGTGTGCCATGTTGTTTGCTCCTTGGATAAATCTCTTTGGAACACTTTAGCGTACAACTGGCAGATTGTCAACCTTCTCAGGTGGATTTATTTAAAACTTTTCTATTCCGAATACCGATGATTGCGGGTAAATCAAATCCTGCCTCATGGCGCTCTATCTCGGTTTCTCCGCCCCACACACCGTACTCGTGGTTGTTCCTGCCGTACTCTCGGCACTCTGCAGATACGGGACATTGCCGACAAAGCGTGGTGGCTTCTGCCTCGCGCCTTGCTCGTCTTTCTGGTCTTTCTGCAACCTTGGGAAAGAATAAATGTAATTTCCCACGACAAATAGCGCGATCAAACCAGTGCACATCCATTTTCGTATTGGTGTTTGTGCTCATTCCTTAATAATAACGGAACTAAACAGAAAAGTCAATAGCATTTATTAATCTTCGGTTTGGCGATCCATCTCTTGCTTGAGGGATTCCCATTGTCTATGCCACGACTTGGCTTCTTCTTCAGCATCCCAGAGATACGGGGCTGAGACCAGCCTCCATGTGATGTAACCAGATAAAACACCAGCGATATAAAATATGAGGCACATGAGGCACCGCCTTTACTTAGGAGTTGGGACTTTCCAATGCTTCCTTCAGCGCACGCTCTACATAATGTTTCACAGCAGTGTTCATTATTGACGAAGCCAAAGGTTCATCAATACTACACACTAATTCTCCATCACTAGCGTATATTTTGAGACTATTTACACCGTCAAGTTCGTCGGCTACGGATTCAAGGAATTCAGGGGTGAGTTTGACCGCATAAGACATTTCTTTCGCTCCCCGCATAACAAAAGCAAGAGTGCGTAAAGTCTGGGCTGTGGATTCTTTTTCTTCGTTCATGAAAGTTCATCTATCCTTTTTAACCAGTTATGCACGGTTGTCTTGCTGACAGCCATGTGTTGCATAATAGTGGTAACGGCGCCACGAAAAGACATAATGCCTGCAGAGTTGAGCCAAACAAAGACTTCAAACTTTTCTTCCATAGTGGTTGCGTAAGGGAATAACACTTCCGTCTCAGCCATCAGCAATTGCAAGGCGTCACTGAATGAGGGAATTTCTTTTTTATTAACCGTGATACACAAAAAGTCCATCGGGCAAACATATCACCTGATGGACTTTTTGTCAAGTTTTAAAGAGTTAGCGAATTAACAACGGGTAGCCCAAGGTCTCCAGCCACACTTATTGCGCTCTTGGCTGTAGTTCCACATTGCCAGCCCCGCACGAAGGTTTACCTCAGGAATAAACAAGTCCTCGCAAGTGTTGAGGATTCCCTTAGCCTGAAGCCAGCCAGTTGGATTGTACTTATTCTTCTTGCACCAATAGCCGTTGATTTGAATGAGCCCACGACTTCCGCCGTTGGGATCAGTCTTATTGAATGACATCGTGTTGCAACGCGATTCGCGATACATGACGAAACTCAACTTCTTCCAATGCGCTTCAGTCCAGCCAACAGAGATAGCCAAGTCGTGATACTCACCGCACCTGCCGTACATGAAGCGTGCCAGTTCAGTCCAGTTGACTCCCGAAAGGTCAATAGGTGCAACGGTATTTGTAGGCTTCTCTGCCTTAACTTTCCCGCTTTCAGTCCCGCATGTAGCGACAACCAAAACAAGAAAAGCCAAACTGACACCTATGAACCATTTATGAAATAGTCTCATTTTATTCCCCCTCATTTACACGGACGTGACCATGGCTTGAAGCCACAGTAGCCGTGGTCCTCATGCCATCTGTACATTTCCCATGCCCAAGCAAAGTTGTAACGAGGGTCATTGACTACACGCCAGTCACCATACTTTGCTTCAATGTCATCAAGCCAAACTTGGTTGATTTGAAGTGGTCCTCGGTCATGTCCATTCCATTGTGGGTGACCTTCAATCACATTCTGACAACGAGATTCAGACCACACTTCACGGAGAAGTTCAGGCAGAAGTTCAAAGGGCCATCCTGCATCAAGAGCAACTTGAGTCCACTCTTGGCACGGGACTTCGGGGTCAAGTGTCGGGATGAAGAAGCCTTCAGGGAGCGTAAGCACAGTCGTTGTAGTGACTGGAACAACAGTTGTCGTCGGTGTCGTTGTTGAGACGGCAGGGGCGACAGTTGTCGTTACTGGTATCGCGCTTTGTTCTTCCTTTCCTTGAGCACTAACTCCTACTGCAACAGCGAGGGCGATAGCGGGTATTGAAAATAGAAGCCTGAGCGGATGTTTCATATGTCTCCAGTGTTCGGCGGATACGGCTGGAGACTGTGTCTCCTCATGGCGAACTTAGCAGGTGCGCCACTCAAATATTACCATTTGATTACGAAATGTCAAGTCGGTTCTGTATGATTCTACAAAATTATGTCTTTGACCAGGGGTTCTGCGATTTTGGAATTTATGAAATTTCTTGCGTCAGTCATCTGACAGCGCAATGTGAACGAGTTATTGTCACCAATTTCCTCTACTTTAATGTTGAGACTTTCCAGTACCCAGTCAGCAAAATCCTCTGCCTGAACATCTGCTTCTTCAATTTCTGAAGTGGTCCAGTCACCTGGATCATTCATGTCAAGAAACAATTCCTTAATGTGCCCAATAAGAGCGAGTCGTACTTCATGTTCTGTTTTCATCTCACCATATTATCATACTAATCAAAACTTGTCAACCCAAAAGAAAAACAAAAAAAATCCTCATTTAGACTTGCACCACTTAATCAGACATGATACCTTCGTCACCGATGGGGCACAGCCCCGAACACGAGGAGAAAACAAACATGAGCCAATCACAATCAACAATGATTGGGAACGTCACATCCGACCCAGAACTCAAGTATCTGGCAAACGGACAAGCAAAACTGACATTCTCAATCGCCGTCAACCACTACTGGACGGACCAAGCAGGCGAAAAGCAGGAAAAGGCTTCCTTCTTCAATGTCATCGCATGGCGCTACACAGCAGAAGACTCAGCCAACATCCTTGAAAAGGGAGTCGGAGTAATCGTCACTGGTCGCCTTGAACAGCGTTCATGGGAAGCAGAAGACGGCACCAAGCGTTCAGCCATTGAACTCGTTGCAGACACCATCGGCATTCAGGCTCGCTCAATTGAATCATTTGAACGCAAGCGTCGCAGTGCAGAAGGCGGGACTCCCGCAAAGAAAGCAACCGCACCACGAACTGCAGTCGCACAAACGATCACCGACAACGAGGAGCCATTCTGATGGAAAACAAAAGAGGAAAGGGACGCCCCCGTCTCATTGACAACGAGGACTCACGCCGAGTGACACTCACATTTCCAGAGTCACTCGTAGAGAAACTTTCAAGCGAAGCAAAGTCACGCGACATTTCTTTCGCAGCACTCATCCGCGAAAAAGTTTCCGCTTGACAAAACTGTCAATAAGTGTTACCATGAGAGTGCGCTTGACAAAAGAACTACCGCCACATACCTGCGGTATAGGAAAAACTTATTAGTCCATCAACAGGTGAACCAATTACGGAAAGTTTTTCTGCAGAAAGCCCGCCCCACAAGGGCGGGTTTTTTGTTATATGCACCACTTGTTCATCGCACTGTTCTATGATCTTCCTCTATGAGCAAACGCCAAGCACCAAAAAAATTGATTAAAGAAATCAAGAAAACTGGCGGATGGGGAACAACAAAATATGAACATGTTCTTGAGTGTGGTCACTCAGAAATTCTTCTTCGTGCATCGCGCGCAATAAAGATCGCATGCAGTTGGTGTGTAAAAGCACAAGAAAAGAATGACGAGTTAAAAAATCTTTCACTCCCAAGCCCCGAGATACTTGACTTTGATGAATCAATGAGCCAACATGAAATAGAACTTGCAAAAGTGAAAGCATCACTCGCGTCAGTTTTTGGCATTCCGCTTGAAGCGATACAACTCAACTCAAACGACGTGACAGGAAATTTACAAATTGGATCGGCATACGTATTTCTTTCAGCAAGAGATGTGCGACGCATGACAAACGGATGGGGGAACTAATGAAAGCAGTCGCAACAACGCCACCAAGTAACGGGGCTTGCGTGGGGAAGTCAGTAGAGATGTGGTTCCCGAACCTCAATGTCTATGAAGCAAGCCTAGAAGAAATTCGTCAAGGACGAAAGAATATGAAAGAAGCAATACAGATTTGCTCAACATGTAATGTTCGTGTTCAATGCTTGGAATACGCGCTGTCTTGGGAACGACATGGAATATGGGGTGGCACCTCAGAGTCCGAACGAGAATCAATGCGCAGAAAAAACAACATTCCATTTCTCCGTCCATCAATTCAAGAACTAGGTTTAGGTTTTAATCGTGCAACAACACACTGAAGAGTTCATCAGCAGACTAAGTGGAGTAAAAGAAACAAGTTCAGGGTGGGACGCTCGTTGCCCATGTCGCAATGACGACAACAATCCATCAATGAGTGTTAGTGAATCAGGTGACGGATCAATTCTTGTCTACTGTCACCGGGGCTTAGGATGTGGAGCGAAAGAGATTTGTGAAGCAGTTGGTCTAACGCTTTCTGATTTAATGTCCCCCGACCGTCGCACCCAGTCATACGAGAAGTTCTTAGAAGATCGTCCTAAAAAAGAAACCAAAGTCAAACCTCCTTTGAAGATCAAACCTAAATCAAAGTTAACATTGACGAACGAGTACAACTACACCGACGAGAACGGTGACTTGTTATTCCAGAAACTCCGGTTCGTTAATGAAGATGGTCGTAAAGAGTTTCGTCAACGCAAACCTGATGGTGCGGGCGGATACATGTATGCACTTGGTGACACGCCAAAGGTTCTTTATAACCTGCCTGCGGTTCTTGAAGCAAAGAAGAAAGGTAAAACCATATGGGTTGTAGAGGGGGAGAAAGACGCAGACACTCTCAATGCTTTAGGAGATGTAGCCACAACGATGCCTGGCGGGGCTGGAAAATGGCTACAAGTCCACACAGACGCACTTGCTGGGGCGACAGTAGACATCATCGCCGATAACGATGAAGTTGGTCGCAAACATGCAGTAGCGGTAAAGAAATCACTTGCCGAGGTTGGTTGCGATGTTCAGGCGTGGGTGTGCCCTAGAGAAAAAGACATCACGGACTTTCTTCTTGCTGGTGGGGACACAATGGAATTGGAAGTTCTCGTACCTGAAGACATTGACCACATCCCCTTAGAGCAAACCCCAGAAGCAGAATACGAAGAAGAAGTAGAGCCACCACAAACTACAGACGCAGTAGACGAACGACCTTTAACAAAAACAGAAGAAACTGTTGAGCGTTTACGTACTCTTCTTACCAAAGAGGGGATGTCTGCTAACGCAATCATTAATCGTGCTGGTCTTTTGATCTCTGCCGCTGGCTCCGATGCCCCGATCAATCCTGGTCGTATGGTTGATTGGCAGTCTTTCATTGAAGAAGCGAGTGATGATGCTTATGATTGGGTGATCCCTAATCTTTTAGAGCGTAGGGAGCGAGTCATTGTTGTTGCTGCTGAGGGCGTTGGTAAGACGATGCTTGCTCGTCAGGTTGCGATCTTGACCTCTCTTGGTGTTCAGCCTTTTACTTTTCAAAGAATGAATCCGATCAGGACTTTGACCATTGACCTTGAGAACCCTGAGAGAATCATTCGTCGCTCGTCACGGAGCATCTTCGGGGCTGCGTTGTCGTATGGGTATGCGAAGAAGTCTTTGGCTCAAATAGTCATTAAGCCAGACGGTCTTAATCTTCTTTCACCAACTGATCGTCTCTTACTTGAGTCATATCTTGATAGGGCGAAACCAGAACTCTTGATCATGGGTCCTTTATATAAGTCATTTATTGATCCAGGTAATAGAACTTCGGAAGCCGTTGCTATTGAGGTAGTCAAATATCTTGATACTTTGCGTTCTGTTTATGGTTGTGCCTTGTGGTTGGAGCATCATGCTCCGCTTGGGGAGTCCCAGACGTCCCGCAATCTGCGTCCGTTTGGTTCGGCTGTTTGGTCTCGTTGGCCAGAATTTGGTATATCTTTACAGCAAGACCCTACTTCTATGGGAGAATATGTCTACGATGTAAAGCATTTCCGTGGAGAACGAGATGAGAGACATTGGCCTCTAAAAATGAAGCGAGGAGTAAAGTTTCCTTTTGAGACTTTGACCTTTAAAGAACCGTTAAGGTAGGTGCCCTCATGAGTGAAGGCGGAAAAGTGATGACAAGAGAGTTTCTCGCTGAGAGGGATTCTCGTATTTTCAAGATGCGTCAGGCTGGTGTCGCTACTTCTGATATCGCTAAAAGGTTTGGCGTTAGTGTTAGTGTAGTACAAAAGGCTATTCAGCGTCAACTAGAAAAACTAAACCGTGAAACTTTAATGGCTTACCCAGAAGTTTTGCGACTAGAACTAGAACGCCTAGACGCACTCCAGTCAGCACTCTGGCCAATGACTCAACACCGCAAGATCAGAACGGATGACGGGACTGAGATACAGGTAGAGCCAGACATGAAGGCTGTCCAGACAGTTCTTTCCATCATGAAGCAACGCTCACAACTCCTTGGCATGGAACAAAACAATGTCAACATCCAAATGGACGTCACCCAAAGAGACGCCATTAAGTCCACAATCGTCGGTGAGACCGAAGCGAAGCCACTCAACCTATTCAACCCAGAAGCAGAGGCACGGGGCTTGCTGGAGGTTATGGGTCGCTCTGGCGTTATCTCACAAGAGATGATTGACCAACTACTCGGCGAAACAACAGTTACTGACGCAGTAGAGGTATTTGCGCTAGAGTCAGGAGTGGAGGCAGATGCATCATGAGTGAAGAGAACAATATTCAGGCAGCGGTAGACAAACTTGCAGAGACTATGGATACGACCATTAGTGCGAGTATTAGCGACGATGACGGTCCCGCTGTCGCACAGATTATCGTGCGCGCAAATCATAATGACCGCGAACGATGGAAGGCTGCGGCTAACAAAGAAGGAAAGAGTCTTGCTCAGTTTATCCGCGATGTGATCAACGAACGAGTGACAGACATCCTTGACTGCTCACACCCTACAAATATGCGTCGCTATTATCCTTGGGCTGAATTCTGTCTACGATGTAACGCCAGAATTAAAGGCTAGCACTACGAATTTTGCGTAGTTTGATTCTGCGATTCGCAGGACTGAGTTTCATTGCTTCTATTTCGGCGAGTTGTCTTTTAAGATTGGCGATGGCAATACTTCCATTGCGTCGCTTTGCTACGCTTGTTGCTCCCCAAATGCCATGTTTCTCGTTATTGCCAATGGCATATTGGAGACACTCTAAAGAAACAGGACAAGCAAGACATATTTTCTTGATGTGCTTCGTGGCTCCGCCTGGCTCGGGATAAAACAATTCGGGGTCTAAGCCCTTGCAGGCTGCTTTGCCTACCCACTCTGCACGAGTACCGATGAGGGTAGTAATGATGTCTGTTTCCATACATACATACTACCGCCCATCGGCACCAGCGTCAAGTTTTTATTGTTATTTTATTGGGCAGGCTCCAGTAGCGCAGTCATCCAACTCAACTAAGCCCTCAAACGCAGGACGATGCAACGGGACTGAGAAGTCGATCTTATTCAAAGTCTTCTCATACATTTCCTTAGTGCATTCCTCATACGGGGGAAGTGGGAAGTTGTGGTCAGTGTGTAGAAGGAAAGAAACTGACTTCACTGAATCATCGTAGTTCTTTGACAACCATTCTTTGATTTCAGCAAGTTCTTCCTTGCGATAATACACAGTCACCGAAACAGCATTGTCTGCCCACTCGGTCTGCATCTTCTTCACCCATTCCAACTGAGCAACAGCAGTCATATCCTTAGCAAGAACAGAACCCTCAGGTGACTCGCACGGGAACTCAACAACAAAACGAGTGTGATCTTCTCTTCCGTCAATACCGACGTCGTACTGCACCTTGTAGCCCCGCTTGCGACACGCATCAACCAATGGGTCAGAAGAACCGAAACGAACACGACGAATGTAGTAGCGAGCAAATGCTGGGTGAATGCCAGGCGTTACACCAGGAAGAAGCGAAAGAGTCCCTGAAGGCTGAACAGTAGTCAAACGAACAGAAACAGGAAGCCCATTATCCTTTGAGTAAACAGCATCAAGACTTTCCAACGCTACATAAGCATCAGACAACCAAGCAATCTTTTCAGCGGGGCACTGAAGAATACCCGTAACCGACTGACCAAGACGAGCATTCTTCTGAACAATCTTTGTTGTCTTCTCATATGGGTAGTTCATGCGAGTGATGCGCTTCTGTGTCTTGTAAAGAAGGTACGAGATGTCAGTGAACTGTCCAAGTGAATCAATGTTTGGAAGGAAAATGGTTGCGAGGTTACATGACTCTCCGTCACCAAGAGCGATCTCGGCGCAAGGGTTGTAGCCCTCGATGGTGCTGTCCGGCTTGTTAGCCCCGAGTCGTCCTACCTTGCGAGCAAGTTTGCGGTTGACTAAACCATAAGGTTCACCAGTTCCGTCGTAACCTTTCCAAAGTTCTGAAGCGATCTCGTCGTAACCATCCGCGTAGATGCTGTTGTTGCTGTTCGCTCTCCAAGCGGGGACATTGCCTGAACCCCAGTTCTTTGCACGAAGGAACAAAACATCGTCAGGGTCACCAATGGCAATCTGTGCTGAACGACGCGATGAACCCGAAACAACAATGCGACCAATGATGTTACAGATGTCCAGAACATCAATAGAGCGAAGTTTTTTGCCAACACGGTTTTCAAGAACTTTACAAATGTCCGAGATGCCATCAATGAGTGCGCCTGGACCTGATGCTGTTCCACCAAACTTCTTCAACGGGGCTCCGTACTCACGCACAAGGATCGTTGAGTATGTGAATGAGCGACCTGTTTCAAAGTATGACTTCAAGACTGAGTGGAGTAGGCGACGCCATCCTTGACGACTGTCGGGGACGATGATGTCTGCATCGTTTGTTCGTTCGTGTGAAATGCTGATTCCGTTTTTGACTTTGGGTAGGTCGTGAATCTTTGAGCGTTCAACCGAGAAGCCAACGCCACCACCGAGCATGAGGTAATCAAAGAGAAGTTCAAAGTCTTCAATCTTTTCAATGTTGGTGAAGTAACAGTTGTTGAGGCTTGTGCCTGAGAACTCTTGTGTGAGTGGCGTTCCAAGTTGCCATAGTGAGCGACCGGAGAATGAGCAACGAAGGTTGAACATGTGATCAAAGAGTCGTTCTGCTTCTTCTTGGGTGTATTCAACACCGATCTCGATAGCCCCGTTGATGATGCGTTGCAGTGTGTCGGGGAGTGTTTCGCTGTCTCCGTTTTCTTTCTTGCGACTGTATGTGCGTAGGAAAACGATTTCTCCCATTCCGTTGAAGCCCCATGGGGGTGTGATGGATTGGTACTTTTGTTTGTGTTCGTCTGTGATTCTTGCCATGATTTTTCCTTGGTTCGTTTTGGGTAGAAGTAAGATTGTACTTCAGGAAAAAATACGGAAAGTGTCTACTTTAGACCTAATCTTTTTGCTTCGCTTAGCGTGATTTTGTCCCCACGCTTGTATATCAGAACGCGAGCCTTGGTGTATGGCGTTATTTGTCTTTCTTCCCAAATTTCTTCTTCAACGTAGTGAAGCGGGACTTCGTTGCCTTGTAGGTCTGTTTCAAAGCCGATGATTCTTGTTGGTCCGTCTGTTTCGGATGCGGCGCAGTCTCCTGTGGGGTGCCCGCATACGGGGCAGGGTTGCCGATCTGCGGGAAGCATGCGAATGCCATCTATTCCGTAACTGTTGCCGAAGGAACTGAATGACGAGTTATAAAAGACCATAGGGCTAGTATCTCACAACTTTGTTGTCAGCGACTACGCCCCTGTCCGCGGTAAGACTTCTTGTAGTTCTTTGAACTCTTGAGTCTTGCGGAGCCCCGTTTCGCGTGGATGCCTTTGCGTTGGGGTGGGTTCTCCACGATGTGTACAGTCGTGGGAGATGATTTGGATTTTGAGGGTGCTTTTGCCATAGCCAATATTAGC